AAAGAAGGCCAAGTATATTCTTCCTGACCAACAACCAATGTATCTGTTTCTTCAGCAGCATTAAAAGGCCACTCAAACTCAGCTTGGTTGATTTTAGCAACGGCAGCTTTTACTGCATCTTTGACAAGTGCTTGTACGCCTAACACAGACGCAAAATCGCCTTCAATGATTTCTACTTCATTAAGGCGTCTTAAAACTTGATTACATAAGCTTAGATATGTACTGGGCATAGCATACTTTCAAAATGAGAAATGGGGCCAACAGTTAAGCCAGCCCCAAAAAGTTTATGCTAATCGATCACGATCTACTTCTTCAGCAGCGCCTGTTGCGCCTAAAGGTTGATAAACTACAAAGAATTTATACGAACCCGCTGAAGGTGCGTTAGAACCTGCTAATTTAGCAGAGATCAACGTGTCAGCATTCGTCACATTTGTTAAGCCATTTGCGGCGGTAACAATTGCAGCGGCTGCTTTACCAGCATTTATATCTACAGTACCTTGTGCATCGATGTCGCCACCTGTCACACCTAATGATACTGCGTTTGCACCGCCAACAGTAGCTGCTGCGATACACTCAGAACCTGCGGCAAGGACTACGCAATTGCGTGGTACTGTACCGATATCATGTACTGAGTTTGTTGTAAGAGAACCATGTGCGATTGTCGCTGTCTCTAAACGAACTGGGGAAGTTAACGCCATTTTTATTTCTCCTTATGCTGCGTTATATTTAGCAGTAACAAGAGCTTCTGGACGAAGGATCTTCCTACCATACAAATGCATACCTCTAACGATGTCTGCAAAGCTGTCTGTATCACGATACGTTTCAGTTTTGTTGATCTGTTCTGCTGTTGCGACTGCTGAATCATGACCAGCAACTAAAACACCATAGTTTGTGTTTTGGTTAGCTGAACCTGAAGTCCCGCTACCTGTGCCAACTGCCGGTAAGTTTGAAGACGTATAAAGTCTAAAACCGTGGAAGTTTTTAACAGTTAGTCCATTACGAAGACCACCAGATTCACCATAATCCCCATTTAGGAAAGATGAATTCTCGTCTGCAAGTAGCTCCATAAATACAGGATCCACTACAAGCCATCTACCTTGTGAATCAACTTGCTGTTGATCTAGTAGACGCTTCATACGAGACACAACCATTGCTGGTGATGCTGTAGCTGTTGGAAGTGCAGTTGCCCCTGGTAAACGTGCTGCTAGTGGGATCGCATGATCGCCAGCAGATGACGTTGTGATATTACCAAACGAACCTTTGTTTAACTTCATTGAAGATAACAATTCATCTGATCCAGCGGTTGCTACAGCTTTAGTACCGTTTACAATATCATTTACTGCACTTGCAGCTGTATGTAATGCAGACTGCTTATAGCCTGACAAGTAGCCCAATACTTCTTGGTCATACTGATCAGCCAAACGATGTGCTGCTCGGTCTGTTGCAAGAGACATGAAATTGACGTGTGAATGCGCCTCTTCAATATCATCCATCTTAAAAGCAAAGTAATTTGCCTTATCAACAACAAGAGAAAAATCCTCGTCGTCTAGGTCTTGTGCAGCAATAGTTGTGCCACGTTTGTATTCAGATACTGAAATCTCAGGTTCTTTGATAATGCGAACTGTATCACCTTGGGATGCAATTTCCCCAAAGTAGTCAGAGTTAGTTATATCACCAGTTACGGTAGATTTTCTAAAAGCACTTTGTACTTTTTTTGAATAAATTACGGATGAGAAATTTCCGTTTGGAAGCGAGCCGTGGCCCGACGCTTTTGGGAATGCCATTAGTTTTTTCCTTTGAATGAAATGGCTGGTAATTTACTTCATCAGCAACGCGCAGCTGTAGCTTGGTCCAAACTTAATTGGGGCTTTAGAATGCGTTTATAGGTTGGTGAATGAAGCAGCTAAATCAGACAATTAGACAATAGTGTCAGTGGTTGTAGAGTAGCGCCAAGGCGGTTCCAAACTTACTGGTAGACTTTGAAATATTATCTGGGGAGGTTGATTTAGGGTATACTTAAAAGTGTCCTAAATCGTGTTATTTTATGTATTCATTATAACATATTGTTTTAGTTAAGGCAACAGTTGATTGTTATCTTGCGCCACCTGTTACATCGTAGTTAAAAGTGCCAGATGCGCGTGAAGCATCAATAGCTTCCTCGTTTGCCTCAAATTCTTTTGTGGACATACCAAGGATCTGACTTTCAGAAAATGAAACTTTACCCGTTGAACGGGGAGCAGTTGAAGAGGTTCTACCAACGGCTTGCGCAGCGGAACGATCTACTTTATTTTTGTTTTTATCAGATTTATACAAATCGATTGTGCGAGAAGCCCACATTGCGTCAGTATTATTTTTATAAACACTATCCTGCATTGCGGATGGCTGCATAATAACCCAATCATGAAAAGCTGGATCAGCGCGAATTTCTGCAAAGTCTGGGTGTAATTTTAAAAGCTCATTCTCTGCACCCTTACGATTTACACTTTGTTCAAATTTTTCAACCTGCTCTAATCGAGCCTCGCCTATAGCAAGTGCTTCGTTAGCCCTCTTTGTAGCAATTGTATCAACAATCTTTGCTACGTCTGGGTATCGGCTTGCCCATGCATCAACTTCTGCATCAGTCTTTGGAAACTTAATCTGTTTCTTTGTTGCTGCATCTAATTGTGACTGTACTTTTTGCAGCTCTTGATCCTTTTGATTTCGAACTGTCTGTATATGGCGCTGAATATCCTGATATCTTTTTTTGTAGGACTCTTCTTCAGGATCCAAGCTAGGTTCAGCAGATACTTGTGTCATTTCTTCGGCGTATGACATTTCATTATCTTCTTCTACGGCACGTTTGTATTTTTGGTTATTCATTTTTACCTCATATGGGTCCAGATTTTCTGGGTGTCCAAGTTAAGCCACAAATTTATATTTATCTTTTTTCATGAGTGGCATTTCTTTTGTACGATTAGAAATAATTTCAATTTCATCAGAATCGTCCATTTTGTCGTCAACTTTTACAGTTGCGACTTCGACATCGATATCATTATCGATTTCTTCTACTTCAACCTCTTCAGGTTCAGACATTTCTCCGCCTTGAATTAGGCCATCTAATTGCATAGACATTAGGCCCATCTCAGCTTCAGATTGCATCATCTGAATATGTTTTAATCCGTGCCACTTAACTACGTGTGCAGGAATTACATATTCATCAGTCGATAACTTTGCGTCGATATCATCTCGAACATTTTCAGCCGAGGATCCAACCGGTATAGGATTTCCCGAAACTTCATCGTAGCCCATCAGACCACTCATTATGCCGCCGTGAGATGCTTCAACCAGTTCATTTTTTTGTATTGCATCGCCGATTTCTTTTTCACGAGTAGACAATACTCCATCATTATTAGTGTCAGCGTCTTTGTCATCACGCTGATATTTTTTATTTGCCATTTTTCTACCCGCTTCCGTTGTTATACCTTTTGTTGCGGTGAGAAGACCGCCTAAACCATACGATCTATCACCCTGCTCACTCTTCTCACTCTCACCAAACATGTCATAGACTTTATCTCGTGCATCTCGCATCAGGCCCTTGGCATCACTTTTTACATCATTCCAAGTCCACTCTGACCCATCCTGCTTAGAATAAAGTCCGATTTCACCCGCATAAAATTGTTGGTCTGACAAATCAAAATTAAAGATATTATTTGATCGCCACTTAGAATATTCATCCGCAGATGTTGTATCCTCAAATACAGGTAACTTTTCACCCGTAAATATATCATAAGGACCATTTTCTTTATAATGCTCAAATAGTTTATCTAGATTATATCGATCACCAGTATTGGGATCTATTGTAGGTGTAACAAGGTGACCATCACCATATTCAAAAGACATTGATTTCTCTGAGTATGGTTCATCATTCTCTTCATTTTTCCATACTGGCTTACCATTTCTGGTTTTTAATCCCTTTTGCTTTATGGGCATATTCGACATAATAAATTCCTTGTAGGATATTAACTAATGTGTTAATTAAGTGGTATGACTGATGTATTAGATACTGAAAATAAAGAACGCTTAATAGAAGAAATCTATAAAGCAGTTAAGTATGCTTTGCCTGAAAATACTAATATTCCACCTAAATCTGAACTTCAGATAGAATTGTTGGAAAAAATGCTAGATAATGCACTAGGTATTAATTCATCAGGTAATAAGAGATTTTATGATTATGGACTTACTATAAAGACGTAGGTATTCCACCAAGGTTAAATTTATATGTAACATCACTACCAAGTTCCGTGCCATCAGAGGCCAATTTTGGTATGGGTGCATCAGCCTTTTTCATATAAGTAACACCTTTTGCATAAACACGATCCCCAACAACCGTAGCAATCTCTGCCCCTTTTACGGCTTGTCCTGTAGACATATCCACAAACAAATGTAAGTTCATTGGATTAAAGCCTATCTCTACAACCGTATCATCCATTTCATTTAATACATTTTTATTAGGTTTGTAATTACCATCAACAGACATAGCTGGAAATTTATTTTTTGCCTCTGGAACATCAAGTTTTTTAATTTTTGCAGCAATGCCAGCGCGTCCTGCCTGATTTACATTAAATGTTACATTTTCTACAGTTGCATAAGGAACATACGATAAGGCGTTACCATTAAAATTATTTTTATGAAGTGTTTGTAATTTGTCTCTGCCAACAGGAGCGTCTGGTATTTTCGAATTTAAATTTAAACGTATACCTATTTTAGTGCCATCCTCTACTGGTGCATTAATTAAAGCGTTTGCCTTAGAGGTTCCTGCACTAGCATTGTCAGATAATTGAGAAAGCATTTGTGTATCTTCTGATGTATAATTTTTAAGCAATGCACC